GGTGGTTTATGGCTTATCTCCAACTGGAATGGGAATTGGAAAAGCATGGACAAGAGGGATTCTTGATGTGGATGGTAGTCAGCCATCCTATTTCGATGGCGATATCATCATGAGAAACAAAAAGTTGATTGATATCTTCTATCCAGTTGGAACAATTTATGAATCAACGAGTTCTACCAATCCTTCAACTTTTATGGGAGGGAAGTGGGAACGATTTGGAAATGGACGAACGTTAGTGGGTGTATCTGAGAGCGAAGCAGAATTTAGTTCCGTATCGAAAACTGGAGGTAGTAAGACTCATAAGCACGGAAAAGGTGATATGGTTGCCTTGGTTGGTTCAGGTAATGGTCGTGCGGATACTCTCGGTTTTGTCCATGACCAAGCCTATACAGGAGATACCAATCCAACCTATGTTGTGAGTGGTGGAATTGTAAATGACTTGAAAAGTAAGCCCCTTTCTCACCATACGGCTATTCGAGGGAATACCTCCGAAACTTCTAGTTTACAGCCTTATATTACAGTTTATCGGTGGCGACGTACCGCTTAAAGGAGACAAAATGCATCAAGCAGTTTCAACAAATAAGTTAGTGTTTTCAGGAATCGGTGGGGTCATCGGTTCTATTTTTGGAGAAGTCGATGGCTTTCTTTATGGCCTTTTGATTTTTATGTTGATTGACTATGTGACAGGGATTATGGCAGCTATTGTCGAGAAGAACCTCTCCAGTTCTATCGGTAAAAAAGGGATTTTCAAAAAAGCCATGATTATCTGTTTGGTGGCTGTTGCCCACATGATTGACCTACATGTCTTAAAACAAGGTGGGGCAGTTCGAACAGCTGTTATCTTTTTCTACTTCAGTAATGAAGGACTGTCCATCTTGGAAAATGCGACTAGTATTGGATTGCCAGTGCCTAATCGTATTAAACAAGTCTTACGTCAGTTAAACGAAGATAAGGAGGATGAGAATGACAAGTAAAGAAAAGGTTGTTGCCAATGCCCTCTCGAAAGTCAATACCAAAGTGACGGTGCCTACCAATCCTTATGGTGGGCAATGTGTGGCTCTAATTGACAAAATCGTTCAGGAGGAAACAGGGAAGAGTATGGCTTACACCAATGCCATTGACTGCCTTGATAAGGCAAAAGCCAATGGCTTTCAGGTCACCTATGATGCCGTAGGGGTTAACCCACAGGCGGGTGACATTTACGTGATTCGTGTACCGACTCACAGTTTTGGTCACATCGGTGTTTGTTTAGCGGATTCTGATGGTACTGGACTTGAAGGAGTGGAACAAAATGTCGATGGTTATTCGGATAGTAACCGTAATGGGGTCAACGATCAACTGGAAGTTGGCGGTGGTGGCTACACTCGACGTGTGTCACGAAAGTGGTATTCTGATGGGCGATTAGTGGATAGCCATAGTGGTGGATTGGTTTGTTATATGGTTGGCTGGTTTAGACTGCCTTATGAGGTAGCAACTAGCACAAAGAAAGTAGAAACTTCGGAGGATGAGGATATGAAAAATTTTGTCGTACGATCAAAAAGTGGGAAACAAGGTTATGTGGCAGTGGTCAATGGTGCTGTCTTTGGGATTGGTCACATTGATACAGTTGTTCAGTTGCAAAATGCTGGAGCTGTACATCTCAACTTAGATGATGGTGACTTCAACCGATTTTTAGAATCACAAAAGTTTGACGATGAGAAATTGGTTGCTTCAGTACAGGCCTTGGAAAAGGCAATTAAACAGTAACTTATGTTAAGCCTGATGGAATGTATTTTCTGTCAGACTTATTTTTTTTTGCCTAAAAAGCGGAAAAAATGCCCTCAGCCTTACTTAGTAAGGTAGGAGGGCTAATATGAATTCAAAACAAAAAGAACAAATCACTCTTCTTCGTAAAGAAGGACGAGGCTATAAGCGTATTTCCAGTGAGTTAGGCATATCGGTTAATACTGTGAAGTCATTTTGTCAGAGGCAGGGTATAACAGCTAAACCAAATCAAGATAAGACACAAGCTAGATGCCCTGTCTGTGACAAGATGTTAGAGAGTCACCAAGGTAAGAAAAAGAAACGCTTTTGTTCTACAACCTGTCGCATGACTTGGTGGAATTGTCATCAAAGTGAGGTAAATAAAAAGGCATATACTGAACATATATGTAAAGGTTGTGAGAAGATTTTTTCTTCTTATGGTAATAACAAACGTCAGTATTGTAGTCATGAGTGCTATATCAAGACCAGATTTCAAAAGGAGAGAGCATGAAACCACAACATTTTTATGATGAGTTAACGTATCAATTAACCTTATCTCAGGCTAAACTTCTCCTGACGCAAGGAGTGATTGATGAGGTGGTATTTCTTTGTTTTATGGACAGAATGAAAGAAAAATATCATCCAATTATTAGCCAGTATGAGGGGGTTATAACTTGATAAATTAGTGCTTTAGAGTGATATATAGTAACGGAAAGGAGTTGTATCAATTTGAAAACAGTTACTCAAATTAAAACTATAAACCCTAGCTTGACAATAAAGCTAAAGGTTGCAGCCTATGCACGGATTTCGCATTCAAGTTTGAAGCATTCTTTGTCAAACCAAGTCAGTTACTATAATCAACTCATTCAGTCTAATCCTTGCTGGTCATTCGCAGGGATTTACATTGATGATGGCATTAGTGGAAAAAGTCAGGAGACCAGAAGTGACTTCCAAGCACTTATTAAAGCCTGTCACGAAGGGAAAGTTGATTTAATTTTAACCAAGTCTATTTCTCGATTTGGTCGTAATACGGTAGAGTTACTCACGACTGTTCGAGAACTAAAGGAACTAGGTGTAAATATCCGCTTTGAGAAAGAAGGAATTGAAACTCTGACATCAGACGGTGAATTATTACTAACTCTACTCGCTTCAGTGGCACAGGAGGAATCGAGGTCCATCAGTGAGAACGTTAAGTGGTATGTTAAGAAATCCTTTGAACAGGGGCTATCGCTGGCAAGGCGATACTTATGTGATAGAACCACATGAAGCTAAAATTGTTAAGCAGGTCTTTAGATGGTATATGGAGGGCCTGGGAGTTCCTACAATTGCACAAAAACTTAATGATCTAGGTGAGAGGACTAGGCTAAGAAATCCTTTTACAAAGTCTATCCTTTATGAGTTTTTTAAACAAGAAGCCTACTACGGACGGTTAGTTCTTCAGAAAACCTATCGGACTGATTTCTCTAGAAATCCTAAACGTAATAAGGGTCAAAGGGATAAATACATAGTAGATAATGCACATGAACCCATTGTTTCAAAAGAATACTTTGAATCAGTATTAGCTGAAAAGCGTAGACGAAGTAAAGGGCGTTATTACCGAGATGAGTCGATTCCTACATTATTCAGGGACAAGATATATTGTGCTCATTGCGGTGTTGATATGTTATTGACAGTTGATAAACCTCATACTGATAAAGCAACAGTACGCTACAATTGTCGAACACGACAGCACAAAGGGCTGGATGCCTGCCCAAGTAAGACTTTAGCAGAGAAACGACTAATTATGACTCTTACAAATTATTATAACTGTTCAATTGATGAAGAGTGGGTGGCTAAAGTTAAGTCCGTTACATTTAATTCTATTGATTACTCGATTACAGTTACTTTTAAAGACGGTGAGTTCCATACTCTACCTATTAAGAGAGGACAGTTTAAATGAAAAAAATCATTACAATTGAAGCGGCTACTGTTCACTCTAATAAAGTAGAACAGCCCAAATTCACAAAGCGAAGGGTAGCAGGTTATGCCAGGGTCTCCACTGATCATGAGGAACAAGCAACCAGCTATGATGCACAAATGCGATACTATACGGATTATATTTCTAGTAGTCTTGATTGGGAATTTGTTAAGATGTACTCGGATGAAGGTATCACAGGAACCAACACCAAACAACGTGTTGGGTTTAATAGCATGGTCAATGATGCACTTGCTGGAAAGATTGACTTAATTATAACCAAGTCCGTCAGTCGATTTGCCAGAAACACAGTTGATTCCCTTTCGACTGTTAGAAAGCTAAAAGATGCCGGAGTGGAGATTTACTTTGAGAAAGAG